AAANATTTATTTAAATTATTAAAAAGTTCTAAAGTTGATTTTGTAATGTCAAATGCAAAAGTCGATCTCGTAACTAGTAGTTTTAAAGAGTATAAGATAGATGATATCCCAGCGAGACGTGCAATAAATAGTAAAGACCCTTCGTCTAAAACAATTGAAGTTTTGATATCATCCATTTTTCAATAGCGTCTACGTCAATTTTATATTGGTAAGGGTACGGTACCCATAAATCCTCTTTACCCTTTCTTTTTTTCTTAAACAATCGATACCTATTATCGGCTTTTTCAGCAAAAAAGAATGGAATACCATCTTCTTCGTTATGCTTTACAGGTATTTTTAGTTTTTTTATACCAAAACCGTATGCAAATGTACCTGGTGTCTCTTGACCCCGGTTTAATATGTAACACATATATACATGTTTGATTTTAGGGTATAAGTCTTCTTTATATTCACGTCGAAGTGATTCCGCCCCCCTAATTTTATTATCACAAGAACCTTCGTCAATTTGGTGTTTGACCTCAAATAGAAAAAGTGTTTCTTTGTTTTCATCTATTAAGGCAAAATCCGGTTCTTTGTGATGGTCCCAATCATCATTATATATATCATTTATTACCAAGTGTTTATGCAAAGCTTTTTTGGAGTAAAATACAAATTTTTTATCACCAATCATGTAGTCGTCTCCGTTTGCCATTTCCTGATTGAAAACCAGATCTTTTACCTGATCTTCGAACGGAAGACCGGAAATGTTAGTATTAGCACCACCAGGCATATTTATTGTTATATTTAATTTTTTATTTTTATTAAAATAGGATCTAATGACTTAGGTACTATATTGCTCTTCTTCTTTGAATATAAAATTAAAACGAGCTTAAAAAAAAGATACTACATAAACATATAAAACAATGACAACCCTTGAACAAGATTATACGACCGTACCTGGACAATTATACGCGTGTCTTTCTGTAGTAGGACCCGATGCTCCACAAAAAAACGATAAGTTTGGTATTAAGATCCGGGGTGCATTTAATTCCAGGGACGAAGCTGCATCTCATGCGAAACGTCTCCAAAAAGAAGATGCGACCTTTGACATTTACGTCGTCGATATGTACAAATGGTTATTAATTCCACCCGATCCGGTTCAAATTGAAGATGCACATTATGCTGACGAAAAGCTCGAGGAATTGATGTTGGGATATAGGGAAAATCAGGCACAAGCCGCCGCTATGTTCGCTGAACGTAAGAGAGATATGATGGCTGTTAAAGCACCAGGTTCAGATACATACTTTAAAAGCGGTGATGAAAACTCGAAGTTTTATACGAAACCTGATGAACCTCCAATCAGCCATCCTGGTGAAATTTTGGAACGTCTTCAAAAGGAAAAACCTGATGCCGATATGGAAGATCTCGTTAAGGAAGCAGATGAGATTGTTGCTCAGGAAATCAAGGAATTAAAGGAAAAACGTGAATCTGATGCAAAGGAAGCGTTGGAAAATGAGGCTACACAAAGAGGATTCAATTCTACAGAAGCCATGCAAAAGTTTGACGATGAAAAGGCTAAAGCCGAAAATTTGAAAATGGAGGAAGAAGCTAAGAAATCTCAAGTTGAACTTTCGGAACAGGCACAGATTAAGGAAGACGATGGTAAATATGAAGAAGAGGAAGTGACATCTAAAAATATGGAAAATGTAGACCCTGAAGAGGCGGCGTAAATTAATTTTGTTATTTAAATGTAAGTATGTTGAGTATTATATTAAACATAATCACCATTCTTATTGTTCTCACAATAATCGTTTTATTTTTAAAATTGTACTATAATGTAAAAAATAAAACGGAAGAAAAAAATGTTACTGCATCCGATATAGTTCAGGATATTATTAAAGATCCTTTGGTTGTGAGTCGAGCGTATTTTACTGAACCTAAAACTGGTAATATAGGTACATTCAAAGGTCAACAAACTCAATCTCAATACGACTGGGTAAGTGGTAAACCTTTTATCCCGGTCGAAGAATAACTGGTTGCATAGTTTTCCCCATGAAAAATCCTAATAAGAATGCTACAAAAATAATAACATACCCTGTTTTATCTAAATTTGAAAAAATATCGGTTTTGTCCTGTATTTGTAAAGGCGGGTGGTTATAATATACAGGTGGTGGTGGTTGTATGTGGTCATAATAGGTTTCGTTATGATTATGTTCATCATTACGTTCTTCTAATTCATCACTGTTTTTATTCATGAATTCATCTGGGTTATACTCAATAGGTGTACCAACTTCAGCTTCCATATATAAAAAAAGTATCTATTTTTTTAAGCTCATTATTACTCATCTTCTTCTTCTTCTTCTTCTTCTTCGTCTTCGTCTTCGTCTTCGTCTATATCGTCAACAACAAACCCTTTCAAGTTTCCATTTTCATCTTCATCTGAGTCGGTTTCGTATTCGTCGTCTGTACAAAAATCTTCATCGTCTGTCTGTAATAAATCTTCATCTGAATCGTATTCATCATCCTTAAAATCGTCTTCAACTTCTTCAAATAATTCTAATCGTTCTGGTGATTTAGAAACTCTCCCGGATCTTGTTCTTGTTTTTGCAACCATAGTATTAATTATTATACAGACATTTCCTTTAACTATTTTACTCACTTTCACGCTGTTCTATAACGTTATACAAATACTCAAAACACGTTCTTAAATCACTAATAATAGTATCTATATCTTCTAATTCGTCCGTATCACCTGACATAGAACTGAGCGATATTTCATTTAAATTTTCTAGTGCCCTGTTTAAATATTTTCTTGATAATTCGGTATTTGTCCTGTGTTCGAGTGCTAATTTGATATTTTCAACGAATTCACTGTGTATATCTTTATTTAAACCTGAGTATTTATAAGATTGTCGTACGAGATTATTTATTTCTGTTACGATATTGTTATCGGTATCTCTGTTAATTAAAGACGATGCAAAGTATATTACAATAGCTAGAACTACTACAGCTATCATTGCGTATCTATAATTTAGATACTATTTTTTCCGGAAGAAAATGTTCGCGGGTGGTACATTCACAAACTTGTTGAATTCTATTTTTTATTATTTTAAAATCTGTATTGTTAGTGTTACATTCACTACACGTATACGTTGTGTTTACTAAATAGTCTTTAGATTTAGATTTAGATTTAGTTTTATTTAATTTTATATCTGTTACATTAAATGTAACGTTAGTTTTTACCATATGTTTATTTATAAAGTCGATAAGTATAGTATTTATTGTACGATCTATGGTATTATCACTTTTCTTTTTGAAAAAAGATTTATTAGGTGATACATATTTCTTAACTGTACCGTCTTTGTATAAAATATCTACAATTTTAGGTGGTAATTGATGTCTTTTACCTGTAAAATCTTTACAAAACCCATAATGTCTCATAATATCAGTGGTAGAAAAACACTTTTGTGCAATTGTTTCTCCTAGTATATGAAACCATACATGGTTAGAATTATGGTTACATTTTTTATTTTCACAATAGAAAGAGTTGGTCGATACTAGAAATTGATTATTAGATTCAAACATTTTTGTGATACGTGAAGTTTTCTGCCCTTCGAGGTGTTTGTTTATAAAGTTTTGTAAAAGACATATAACCTCTTGGTTTTTGAATTCATTTTTTATTTCCATTTGTGTAAAAGATGAGCCTTCATTTGATCGAAACACTGTTTTTCCTTCTATAATATTTGGTTGTGTACTTTGGCTACGTATCGTTGCCATGTGTAAAAGATTAACATCTGGGTGTGGTAATATAGTTTCGAGTAGCGTGAAAGGACCTTTGTTACCTTTATAAATGTAATAGGGTAAGTATTCACCCTGGATAACTTTACCCGTATTATTACATTCTTTACATCCCTGTCCAGAACACTTTTCATGTTTAGCACGTTTATGTGAAAAAGGCATACGAAAACCACTTCCTTTTGTTTTTCTATCTGAACTACCGTATACGGCAGAATCAACGACGTCTTCCCAATTTACTGAACCATACACTAATTTTAGAGTATCTATAACATGTTCTCTTATAGCTATTGCTGAAGATCTATTCACTGTAAAACCTTCCCAGTTTATATGAACACCTGTTTTTATTAGTTTATTCGAAACCTCTTTCGGTTCTGCTATAGATATTAAAGCCTGTCCGGCACCTTCAAATTTACTAACTTTATCACAAATAATTTTACATATACTTTCTACTTGAGTAAGAGTTAATTCAGTTTCATCTTTATAATCGAGATCTATAAAGAAGTTATAATTTTCCGTTTTTTGTTCCACAACAAAAACCTTCTCTCCTAAAGTATACACTTCTACACATTTTTCATAAAAATCATTCAATCTATCAAATGGCACGGAAAGGATACCCCCATCCATGAGCACATGTGATACATTGGAGTTGTTTAAGAACCCCTGTTCTCTACACCATTGTTTAAACATGGTATATACTTATAAAGTATTGGTTTTATTTTTTTATATTCATTCACTATCGTAGTGATGTCGCCAAACTGTTTTTCTAAACGATATTTCTGGATATTGTTCCTGTTCTGATAAAGATTTTTTCAAAACGAGAAGTTCGTAAACTTTATCGTCCTTGTGTAATTCTGCGTACCTTTTTGCCTTGTCATGCGTGTACCCGTGTCTTTCGACGAGTAATTCCTGTATTTGAGATAGTATATAAGCCTTGGACTTCATTATTTAATAGAGAAGGTTTTTCTATTAACAGAAGTTACACACGTGTAAAATTCTGGGTTATTGAGTACGTTTTTAACTATTCGATCCCACTGTTTTTTTGTGTTAAATTCTGATAAGGTTTCAAAATTCATAAAATCATTTTCATCATGGGTCCTTTTAATGGGTAACTTTTGTATTTTTTTTAAATTTGTTTTTTGTTTTTCATCGTTAAACTTCTTAACGAGATCATTTTGTTCCTGTTGCGTATAATTTACGAAAAATATGAAGACGTTATATTCTAAATCTACACCCGGGCTTTCTTTTACTACAAACTTGAAGTCTGTATATTCGCCTTTCTTTAGATTCACAACACCTCTCGTTTCTTCGTCTAATTCTCGTAAGGCACATCTAATAGGATTAGGTATTTCTTTTCTTCTACACCCTCCGGTAACGAAAATCCAATCTTTGAATCGTCGGTCTCGGACAGTCAGGAACTTTGGTTTAGAACCCGTAAACATTACGGGAATGGCTATAGCTTTATATTTTTTCATTGCGCGATTGCAAGTTATAATTGAGCGAGATGATTATTCTGAAGATTCTTCTTCGCTATCTTGATTTTCTTCACTATCTTCATCAACTTGGGTTTCTTTTGGTGTATCTTTTTGTTCAATTTTTTGCGCTGGTCCTGGGACTCTGACGGGTGTTATTTGGGACAAAAATGAAGATATTTTTCCATTCATTCCTTTAACACTTTCCATTTCTTCCTTGGTCGTTTTAAGTTCTTTATACATATAAATAGATGCTGCTATACACATTATAATAGCAACAATTATGGCGGTTTCACGGTCGAATGTAAACATTTTATAGTAAAATAGAAGCTCATGTTTTTAAGTTCGTATAATCGCACCCATGTGTACACCGTCTTCTTTTGGACACTCGTATCCCATTTGAGCAAATTGAATCTCCTGGTAATGTCCATCTTTACACTCCGCATTTTGTACGGGTTCTTCGTGTTTAGAGTTAATGAGATGATTCAAAGTTCCGGATTTAGGATCGTAAGTTATAATAAAAATGAAAGCTAGTAAAAAAACTAATTGCCAGAACATTTATAATAAGTGGCTAAATTAAATTAGTTCGAGTACATCAAACCACCCATACCGTTTTCGATACGGAGGATATTGTAACCAACGGCATACATATTACCCGTGAAGGTGCTAGTATTTTGAACAAATCTCGCAGAGTCGAGTCTACTAAAGTTGAGTGTACCTGTTGGTTGGATTTTGGCCGTGTCAATACAGAATGGTTGTAAAAATTTATTATCTGCGTCGTTATCGACATTCGAGTTTGGACAGTGGAAATAAACTGGGGCTTGTGTAAAGTGTGGTTTGGCGACCTTAAAGTCAGAAACGTCCGTACCGTTAATTTGGAGTTTGATAGAACCAGAGGAGACGCAATTTAAAGTAGCTATTTTACCAGTGGATGAATTCACCTGAGTACCAGCAATAAACTTAACTGGATGGTTCAACGGGAGTTCTTGAACCTTACTGTTGGATGCGACAATAGAAGTTGTTTGTGTGATGAGCATGTTTTGTGGCGTAGACGATAAAACTGTGCGTTCATCTGTATCGAGGTGGATGAACTGGGTGTATACTTCTGGGTCAGTAACTATAGTTCCGCCCCACGTAATTCTTAATTCAACATCGTGGTATTGGAGCGCGACCAATGGGATCGCGGATTGGGCGTTTTCGCAAAACGAAAACCTGAGTGGGTAAAACCCTCGGGATGGTGTTTCGGCAGAAGCAATAAGACCACCTGCTTTGGTACTACCTTGCGAAAGGGCCCATGGGGCGACGTATTGGGAGAATGCAGCATCTTGTGTGTCGATGACTTGGCCACCGATCAAAAGTTCAACTTTTGAAATGGATTTCCACCAATCTCCAGATGTTGTAGAAGTACCAGCCCTTGGTGAAATGTAGACGTAGCCGAGCATATCACCTTTTCTTTCGAAACGAATAGATGACATACCGTTTGCAGTTGGATTGCCCTGGATAGTTTGTCTTTCGACAGTTTGGGCAAAGTTTGTGTGACGTTTATAGTTGGACCTGAAAAAGGAAACTTCGGGTTGACCGACGAGGTGCGCATCTTGGGCACCGATTGCAACGAGTTGGGCTATACCTCCAGACATATTTTATATTATACTAAGGTTTTTTATTTTTAAGCCCATGTATAATATGAAAGATTCTATAAAAACAAATTACGCTGCTGTAAAAGCTATTGCGTTCATGTATATTTTTTCCGCACCTGATGCACCTATTTTCGATACGGTCAAAAGACCATGACCGCTCTGGGATATGGAAACATCGGTCGTAAATGCTATAAAATCGATACCAGATGTTATCGTTTTTAATACTTTTCTATCTGATCCCGATGCTAAGAGTGGTACAACGACCTGACCCCCGCTTGGTAAATTTGATATAGAAAGTATGGCGACGTCTGCGTCTATTGTTGTGAGTGGAGCTGTACCATAACTTTTGTTTTTGCAATCTATCGTGAGTGTACCTGTCCCTGTTGTAAATGAAGAGGCAATTTGTGTATTTGTAAGCTGGAGGTTTTGTGAGACGGTATTACCTGTTACAAGTACGTCGTTTGTTATATATGCATCTGCACCTATATGTACATCTGCACCTATTTTTATGTTATTTGTTATAACAACCGCGTTCGATGTTCCTGTAAACTGAACAATATTTGAAGTAACATTTGCACCTGCACCTGATGAACACACGTCATCCAAATTGAACGGTGATGCGGCGACGTGAAGAGCACCTATAGTAATGTTATCGGCTGATATATTACCAGTTACCGTGAGTACGTTAGATTCGTAGGTATTAATTGTTAGGTTAGAAACCCCACTTGGACCTCCTGCGGGACCTGGACCTATAGTCACATTTGCGGCATTTTCGTGAATGTTGTCGAATGTTGAACCACCTTTACCCCCTGAATCAAAAATTTCTATTTCACCACCATTGTATTTTATAGCTAATACGTTTGTTGTACCTGCCGGTGTTTCCCAATCTGGGTCGAGATTTATCGCATTTTCAACTTTAAACGATTGTCTTGATGATGCGGACGATTTAAGTATAAGTTCGGTTGCGTAATCAATTTTCTTACCGGTATTAATCGTAATATTATCACCCGTATATAAACCTCCTGAAAACTGGATGACGTTCGACGTAATGTTTGCGGATGTAGGTCCATTATTTACGATCGATTCGAGGTTTGATGAAACGTCGTCCCACGCTATACCACTAGCATTACTTCTAAGGAATTTTTTAGTAGCATCTGTATTATAAGGTGAAAGTTTAGTCAAAGCAGTTCCAGACGCTGGACCTAACAACAATTCGTTTTCTGCTACAGAAGTTAAACCGGTACCACCTTTATTGATTAATATTTGCGAACTAAAATTATCGGGATTAAGTTCTGTAATATTCCCACCGCGTCCTTTTAGTGTATGAGCTTCTACTACACCCGCCGTCGTGACATTACCCGCTAAAACGTTACCCCAAACATTTGCGGTAATGTATCCAGAACCGTTATATGGTGAAATAGTCGTATCTGTAGATGCATCTCTGGTAAAACATATTGTATATTCATTTGGTAAAGATGCACCTAAGTAACCCGCAAATACGTTTGCGGTTGGTCTTGCCATGTGTTGACCCATATCCATAGTGTCTCCACCTGATACCTGATCATTTCCGGATGCAACCCCGAATATCTTATCTGTTATAAAATGATCTGTTATATGTTCGTGTGTAGTATTACCTTGTACTGTTAAGTTACCACCAATAACGACGTTTGATGATATACTCGTAATTTTATCGGTATCATTGTAACTTATTTTACTACTTTTGAGTAACTTTGAGCCCGAATCTAAATACGGAATAAACGTATCATTTATTTGACTACCACTTCCAATCGTTATATCTTTGGTTTTTATACCTTGACTAAATTGGAGTATATTTGATGTAATGTTTGCGGTTGCTGGTCCATTACTTACGATAGATTCAAGGTTTGAAGAAACCTCTGACCATGTGGGTATATCATTAGTCCCAAGTTTAAGAAATTTACCTCTATCAGAATCATCTCCCGCTCTTATTAATCTTCCTAAAGTATTATCAGAATCGTGATTACCATATAATATATCACCTTTTGTGATTATTTTGTGTCCCGTACCACCACTTGTCGATGCAATAGGAATATTTGTACTTACAAATTCTTCTGCGTAAACGTTTGTTTCTACAACAATGTTACCCGTGGTCATTAAACTCGTTGCTTCATTTCGAAATTGAATGGTATTTGATGTAATATTTGCGGTTGCTGGTCCATTACTTACGATCGATTCGAGGTTTGAAGAAACCTCTGACCATGTGGGTACATCATTAGTCCCAAGTTTAAGAAATTTACCGACATCTTCATTAGAACTCGCGGGATCGAGTTTTCCGAGTGAATTATCCGACTTACCGTAAAGTATTGCACCGGACTCATAAGTAGCGTATCCCGTACCACCACTTGTGGATAAAATAGGTGAAGTCGTGCTAATTGAAGTTGCTGAAATTATACTTGCTGAAATTGTATTAGAACCCGCAATTTTACCTAAAAAAGATCCGTGTGTTGTATCTACCTGTACGTTACCCAGAGTTTTAATACCCGTTATTATGTTTGACGATTCAATTGGTATAGATAAAATGTTACCATCTAGTTTTCGAGAAACAACGTCCATGGTAATATTATCCAAAAGTGAACCGTCACCAAGGTATTTTTGGGCGTAAACGTTACCCGATGTCCAAAACGCATTCGTTGATTGTGTTGGAACGTTTATTTTAACAGAACTTGGGTCGTTTCCTAAACTTATGGTATCTGTTGGTACTAGGTTACCTGCCAATCCTAGGGTGGTCCCCGTAAACCGCGTCGAGTGTGTCCTTCCACCGGTTGTAATATAAGCTGGGTTAGTACCAGTTTGAACACCATCAATGGTAATATTCGTACCAGATATAATTCTTTCTGATTTAGATGTACCTTTAACGTCTAGTAAAGTAGTGCCTGAACCACACATAAAAATTTTATCCTTTACGGAAAGGGCGTGTGTGGGTGCACTATTTGAAATACCAACATTTGACGTTGTTATAAAACCTGTTGTAGAATTAGTAAACTGGATTGTGTTTGAAGTTGAATTACCTCTAGCAGTTGCTTCTTGTAAAGTAATACCACCTAAAAGGGATGTTTTAACACCAGAATCTACAACTTCCTTTGTAGTTGAATTATATGCAAAAAAGTTTGCATTTTGGACATCTTCAACTCTGAGAGGTGAAATATAAATGGACCCTGAATTGGGTGTACTAATTTCAGTATTAGACGCATTGAAAACAATCGTGTTTTCAGCCTGGCTATCTGAAACGTGTTTACCAAACCGGATTTTGGTAGACCGTTCGATGGTAGGTATGTTTTTAACCATTTAATATATGTAAGTATTTTTAATTGGCGTATATGAGACCAGCCATTCCATTTTCTATTCTGAGAATGTTATAATTCACGGCATATATCGGATCGTTAATTATCATGGATTGACTATGTATTTTTGCTGAATCTAATCGACTAAAATTGAGCGTTCCTGTCGGCTGGAGTGAACTCGTCGAAAGACAAAAGCAGTATAAAAAGAAATCGGGGGACGTTACGAATTGTGTGTGATAATAGTTCTGAACTTCCATAAAGTGTGGTTTTCCCCATTTATAAGGACCTATATCGAGACCGTTAATTTCTAATTTAACCTTGTTACTCGCGGACGTTAGTGCACCTTCAACGGTCGTATCAGAACACGCGAGGTATTTTACGGGGTGATTAAACGTAAGTTCTTGTGTAAGTTCTCCGGAAGGAATACTTTTTTGAACTTGTGTAATGAGAAGGTTATGGTTTCTCGAAACTATGTTACCACGTTCCTCGTTATCAAGGTAATAGTAATTTGAATAACACTCGACGTTATAATTACTTGCTTGTGATCCCCAGTGAATACGTAATTCGACTTCATGGTATCGTAAAGCAATCATTGGTAAAGCACACTGTGGACCTTCACAAAAGAAAAAGCGTAACGGGTAAAAGTACGAACGTGCGCTTATACCTGGGTGTGTACCGTTGGAACTCTTAGAAACGTTCGTTGCGAACGTATCTATGGCTATTTTTTCGGTAAAAGCTGCGTCTTGGGTATCTATAACCTGACCCCCAATGAGTAATTCGACCTTATCTATAACATTTTCCCAGTTTTGGATATCGAGTGCTTGTGTATTATCATCTAATGTGAAATACGTGTATCCTAATAAGTCACCTGATCGTGGGAATTTGATCGATGACATAGCGTTATTATTCACAACTCCTTGTATCGTTTGTTTTTCTATGGATTGTGAAAAATTAGAATGCCGTTTAAAAGTTGAGCTAAAGAATGAAATTTCTGGGTCACCCATTATGTATTTATCTTGAGCACCAATGGCGATAAGTTGAACAACACCAGAAGACATTTATATTAATAGGAGGTTTAAATTATACGTACGAAAACGCCCTGAAATAATTAATAGGGCAGGTTCTTATTTTTGCAGACGAATCTAAATATTAAACAGGTTTCTCCATCTGAAAATGATACAGCCGCACCAGTTTCGTTTAATACTTCGACATTTAATCTATCGAGTTTACGAATTGGGTTAAAATATTGTTGAATAACTGGGTATTCATTTTTAAAAACAATGCGATCTGTTCCATCTGTTACGAGGGTTCCGAAAACGCCGTTGATCATATTATCACTGGATGTATCAAGATCTGTTTTTCCTCTTTGAGAAAAAATAGTTTTCAACTCATCAATTTTGAGGTGAATGAGTTCACTCGCGTTGTGATGATCAATATGAGCTGCTATTAATTGAACCTGGACTATATTTTCGAGTGGTGTTGGAAAGTATGATGTAAATTTTTGCTTACTTGAATCAGAAATGGTATCAACTATAACTGTATGATACTCGTGTTCGAAATCGGGTAAAGTAGATTGACTAGTCACTAAAGCCATTTATATATACTGGAGATTTTACTTCATCTTATAACTCGCTTGGTCCTTGACCACTTTTTGACCCCCACAAATTCCGCCTCGACTATCGGAATAGTAGGCTGTATCGAGACAATCTTCCCTGGACTCCTGGTCGAAAAGAGATTTGTCACTTACCATTTCAATTTCAACTGGTTGGTAACCACTTTTTCTTAAGGCGCCGAGCGCGCACAAAATTAAGAATATAATCACAATTGATTTAAGTGTACTTTTATTAGTAGCGTTAAGTTTCATTTGTATTGAGTAAATATTTTTTTTATAAAGTGCGTTAAAGAAATTAGAATAGTTTCAATATAAAGATTAATGGACGGTGAGATCATCCTAAATCGAGGTGACACAAATGTTATGAAATTGGACGATAACGAACAGGCGTTAATGAATGAGATCGAAATTGATATTCCAAGATCCCAGCCTGTAAAAAAGCAAATACAAAAAACTATGAAAACTCAATATAATCCCCCACCAACACAATTTTTCCAGGAAGATATGGACTCGTTTGCGAACCCGAATAAACAAAATCCACCTTCTGTACCCCCACCGGAAGAAGTTATGGATTATGGTGAATATGAAGACGAACCGGAACAACAGGGGTACGAGTATGCGGGTGGTGGAGGAGGAGGTGGTGGATATATGGAAGAAGAACAACCTTCACCTGGATTTAAAAACATAGATGAGGAAAAAGCCGATCTCGTGAATAAACTTGGTCGATTAGAAAAGAAGGGGTTTACCGTAAATAAACGTTTGAATGCATATTCTCCAATAGATGAACTTAGAACTGAGGTTAAGAGAATTACGTATAGTATCGATGTTGATAAATCGATAAAGTTTTCGAGACGTATGCTCATTGCTTGTACGACGGGACTCGAGTTTATGAATAAGAAATATAACCCATTTGAAATCCAACTCGACGGTTGGTCCGAAAACGTTATGGAAAATGTTGACGATTATGATGAAGTTTTTGAGGAGTTATACGTGAAATATAGAACGAAAATGCACGTTGCACCTGAAGTTAAACTTATTATGATGCTTGGTGGATCAGCAATGATGTTCCATTTGACGAATAGTATGTTTAAATCGGTGATGCCGAATATGAACGACGTGATTAAACAGAATCCAGGGTTGGTTCAGAATATGATGTCGGCCGTTCAGAACACAGTTCCTAAGTCGCAACAACAGGGTGAAGAGAAAGTGGATGCAAATGGGAGAAGAGAAATGCAGGGCCCAGGATTTGACATTTCGAGTCTCATGGGTAATATCATGATGCCACCCCAACCACCCATGAATACGACGAATATACCCCAAGTAGAAAACCCATTAACCGATGAAATCGATATCGAGGACGATATTTCCGATATTGCTGAACCACCAGTCGGTGATACCAAGGAAAGAGGTGAAGATGATAGTGAAGTTAGGGAAGTTAAGGTTACCCAGACCAAGTCAAAAAGAGGTGGTGGGAAAAAGAAAAAGTCAGTCGAAATTAATTTATAAATGATAGTATAAATGATAGGGTATTGTCCTTTGGACCAAGATCCTGTTGAGTTACCTTCGAGAAGACAAGATGTTATTCCTCAGTCAAGGTTACAAAAACCGGATAAAACAAAAAAACGTTCGGTTCTTGGCGAGGACGATACCGAATGTAATTTCGTTGTCATGTTTTTTATCGCGGGTGTTATTGCCCTAGCGGTCATGGATTCACTTCCATCTAAAAAGTGAGTGATAAACCATTTACCATCCTGTTTGTTCCAGCATGGTAAATGTAAATTTGTTTTTTTAGTTAAAATTTTAATGGTACCGTATATGATCGTAAAAACAGTTATTTGCCGGTATTTCAGACCAGGAACTATCACCTGGTTCTTTCCAAAGACTATATAATGCTTCACCACCACCATTTTCCTGGAACCGTACGAATATTTTATGGTACCCAGTTTTCAAGTATATATTACCTGTGGTTCCACCGGGGGTTGTGGTTGTACCATTATGACTATGTCCACCGTACCAATAAGCGATTCGAATACCGTTTATGTACATATCTGAAGCATCGTCACTATTTAAACCGAAATAGTGCGTTCCAGCTGTAGTTACTTTTAAATAACCTTCAAATGTTTCGGCAAATGTATCATCGGAGCTGACGGCAGTGTGACGTGGTCTACTTAATGATTTAGTACCTGAACTTAGACTTTCGAAATACGTATCCATAGCAGATTGTGTAGTCGGATTACTTGCACCTGCGCTACCAAAATACAGTTTTATTAGGTTTCCCTTAACTAAATGTTTTTCATATTGTGATGTACCAGTTTGTATAGAGTTACAGTGAATGGTACCGGTAACATCGAGTTCGGCATTTTGACTCGTATTTCCTATACCAACCTTACCCGAGCTTCTATAAATATCTGATCCCGACGTTGTCCAAGGACTCGAACCTCCACCACCACTCGCGTTTTCCCACGCGACCGAACCTGATGAACCACCACTCGTAAGAACTTGACCATCGGTACCCGAGTTCCCGTTAATTAAGATTCTCTTTTTTAGATCTATTTCATTACCTCCACATGTAATGTATTGAGATGATGACAAATCATTATCATCATTAGCTATTACGAACTTATCACTCTCACTATTATCTATACCCACACACCAAGCCGAACCAGATCCATCTTCACACGATAACGATAATAGAGGGTCACCGGTACCACCACTAGCCACTTTTACTTGTATAATACTATTTTGAGATGTACTACCCTGTGTTAACTGTATTCCGTTTGTACTTGAACTATAACTGATATCTAAAGGTACTCCCGGGGTAGATGTACCTATACCAACATTTGATGTTTGGTAAATGTCTACACCACTAGATGTAGTTGGCCAAAGTAAATTATTATTTTGGTAAATGTTACCTGAAATTACATTTACATTACCTGTAACTTCCAACGTTTTTGATGGGGATACGTTACTCCCTATACTTAATTTATTTTGTATGAATGCATCACCACCGACAGATAAACACTCGGATGGTGAACCGTTATTGTATGAATAGTCTTTAATCTGATTGCCACCATGTCCCCAACTTATGTTAAAAATCATCATTCCCATAAACGTACCCGCGGGTCCCGGTATTGACCCAGACGCTTCACCATATCCGAATCGCCAACCTTGACTGTCCCAGTTTGGTTGTGGAAACGTAACGTAAGGGTTTGTAGAGTAAGTTTTGGTTAAAGTCATATTTTGGTTGTTGATGTAAATATAGTCTTTACCAGAGGCAGTTGTCGTTTCTGTAGGGAACACAACACAAATATGGTACCACGTATCTTGTGTAAACGTGTAAGTATTCGATGCCGTACCAATACCAGAACCAAAGTTTAGTGTTAATCCTGTTGACGTTAATTGTAAACACCCACCTGTATACACACCCACTGTAGACGATAAAGTATCACCCCACGAACACAAAACGTTCGATGATGTATAATTACTGTGATCATCATTTAGTTTTAACCAAAACATCATTGATGCATCATCATCAGTCCAGACACCGGTATGATCACTTTGACCTATACCTGAAGTCGTACCCGTAAACTCGAACGCCTTTTCACTTTCTCTGTATGGCATATTCCCTTGGTTAGTTATCGAATATACTCTTACAGCACCCGGTTGATCATCGTACATTATATTCGTTCCAATAAGATCTGCACATCTCGTATTAATGACCGAGGGTGAATAACCCTGATATGTATAGTCACGACTTTTTAAAAGTTTAGTCCTACCCGGATAATTTACGTTTAACTTATCACGTATTTGTGTTTCAGCCTTTATATCGAGGTACGTTTCAGCTAATGAGGTTGTTGTCGATGACGATTCGTTACCACTCCACAAATTACCAATTGCAATTGTACCGAATTGGTCGAGTATAAACCTAGGTGTTCGGATATCTTTTCCTTCCTGACCACCTTGATATACGCTATGGTACATTCTCATGTGATCTAAGTGTATTTCGGATGCCTTTAGACGAATTCTATCAACTTGTTCATTTGTATCGTGATGTTTGTGTAGTAAAAGTTCAGCTACATCATGAGCAATTACACGGTTTTCAATTAAGGTTTCATCGTAAAAGTTATCACCTGATGTACCACCAAATGAAAGTCGTTTAGGTTTTTCGTTATCTATAGCATTATCATTCGCACCAATTCTAAGTTCTGATGCAGTAACATATCCTTCAAAAATATTATTACCTGTAAATGTACCCGTTATGAGGAAAAAATAAAACTGAACGCGACCTGTTGCATTTTGATTTGATGGATAAGATCCGAGGTAGCTTGATAATGAGTTACCGGTTCCAAGATTATCATTTACCATATCATCATCACCCCACCATAATTGCGAACTGGCAACTTGATTACCATCCGTCATATCGATCGTGTACCCCGAAAATTGTTTAGCTCCGTAGCTGTGCTCGTATCCAACACCCGGATTTTTACCTGATATAGGTAGTTGTGCTTCTACCCATGATGCTCCTGACCAATCTACTACGTAAAGCTGTCCACTGTACTTTGCAGGAAAAGCCCAGTGAGATATCATGGATGTTGCTAATCTGTTACCCGTATAATCTAGGCGAACACACAATCCATTCAGATTACCTACATTAGCTATTACTGTCGAACCTCTTTGTACCCATAAACTCGTAACGATCGAGTATTCGTACACGTAAGCTTGATCATAACTAGGTGCACCCATGGCAATAACAGAACCATCGAAGTTCATGGATACAGAGTACCCTAATGTAGGAAAATGTAATCCACCACCATTAACGTAATTACTAGAAGTAGTGTAATCTAATCCTGAAATAGTTTGACCTAACTGACTCACACCACTTGTAGTTGACCAATCATCTGTTGTTGTTAAAATACGCGCATACCCTGGTTGACGATATGCAAATGGTAGATTCGCGGCGACGCCACTATAAGCATAAGTCGGAGATGCACTCACAATTATATTGTTTCTTTGGGTTCCAGTGTTGTTCGAATTACTACTATTTATTTCGTTTAAAACACTTCCCGGTGCACCTATGATAACGTGGGTACCGAACGGTGCTAGTTTAATTGAAAATCCGTATTGTAAGGATTTTATATTACCAATTGAATTATTTATTGTGGTAAACTGTGTATGAGCACTGTCATAAGGTACTCTGTTATCTATATCATCACCTACATTTGAGTATGCTTGTGACCACGAATGGTTGGACAGTTTCCAAATTTCAACGCGATTATCGTTAGGGTTACCTATAGCTAACGTTGTATCTATATCCTGACCTAGAGAAATACTGAATCCAAAATTACCATTTGAAGACGTTGACGAAGACGTTATGGTATTTGAAACGTACGTTGCCCATGGGTTTGATCCAGATGATGTTGCATCAAAAACGTAAACGGTTCCGTTTGATTTTTTGGGTGCACCAACCGCGATACGCGTACCGTTCCAATTCATGGAAACTGCGTATCCAAAAAATGAACCGTTTGAAGCTGAAGGCTCGGTTATTGTTTGTGATGTTGTCCATTCATTTGAAGTAGTATTTACTAAACTATGAACTGTTACCTTACCCTGAGATGTTGCATTTCCTAAGTGTCCAATTGCAACTCGTGTATTTTTAAAATCTAAAGAAACACTCGAACCGAGTAATATACCATTCCCATCGGTACCTTCGATATTATCGAGAGTTTTAATACCTCTGTATGAATAAGATTCTAAAGACATTTAATAAATACCTAGAATTAAATTGAACGGATTTGTCGTGTTGGAGCTTCAGTAACAACAGTTGAATTTTTAATTTTACCATTAGTTGCTATTATTTCAGTACAATGTATGGTACCTAATGAAATAATATCGCTTGTTGCGTATACGTTCCCGCGAATATAAAGTTTATCAATACCATCGTCTATAATGGCGACATTTGAACCTATATCGAGCGTATGTATCGGTGATGTATTTGCTATACCACACGTAGTTGTAGAAGTTGGCGTAGCTGTTTTGAAAGCTGTATTTGTATTGTTAAATGATATTGTCTGAGTAGTACTAGCACCTACAACAGCAACATCATCAAGGTTTGGCGTTGCACCCGACGACGATACGTTTTCCCAAGATGGTGCATCGACGGCGTTTCCTGTTTTATTAAATTTTAAAAACTGTCCGTCGTCACCATCTGAAATTTGTACGAATTTATTACCGTCGTAATACGATACGCGGTTTGTGTCTATACTTCCACCTGTATAGTATCTACCTGCCTCTATATCTGTTGACGCATATACGTTACCGACAACGTGTATTTTTGCATCTGGGCTACTTGTACCAACACTTATAAATCCATGTGCGGGTGCTATTATATTACTTTGTATATTTGATGATGCAAAAATATTACCAACAACGTGTAAATTTGCATCTGGGTTACTTGTACCAATACTTATAAATCCATGTGCGGGTGTTATAATATTACTTTGTATATTTGATGATGCAAAAATATTACCAACAACATGTAAATTTGCATCTGGGTTACTTGTACCAATACTTATAAATCCGTCTACAGGTGTTATAATATTACTTTGTAGATGATTCGATGCAAAAATATTACCAGTAACGTATAAATTTGCATCTGGTTCAAATCCACCCCCAATACTTATAAATCCGTCCGTGGGTGTTATAATATTACTTTGTAGATGATTCGATGCAAATATGTTACCGGAAACGTGTAAATTTGCATCCGAGCTACTTGTACCAACACTTATATATCCATTAGTAGGTGTTACTACGTTACTTGTTATTGAGGTTGAAAATTCAGCACTACTAGCCGTAATTGTTGACGCACTTATTGTATTTGCTCCTTTAATCTTACCGTATAAACCACGAGATGGATTATTAATAATAATATCACCTGTATTTGTTTGAAAATTTTTACCGTATACGTTATAATTTGTACCCGTTACGTTTACGTTACCTACAATATTACCCTTTAACGCATATATATTACCCGATTCGGTATATATGTTACTTGATATAAGCTTAGTTGCCGTAATTTCGTTTGCACTTATATTATTTGATCCCGAAATAGGACCGTAAAAAGAAGCTCCAGACACATCTGCCACTGCTATAATTTTACCGTAAACTTCTTTTGAAGAATCGTTACTTGTGGTTTTGTTTATAGTTCCTATAAATCCATCTGTACCCGCGGTTATTTTTCTACCGTATATTTCATAAATATCACGATTTGTCCCATTTTTATTTACGTCACCTACAAACCCATCTGTACCCGCGGTTATTTTTTTACCGAATACGTTTTTATTTGTAGATGATGTATTTACATGACCTTCAAATTGTGTAGACGCGTATACGTTACCAGTTATTTCTAATTTTGCGTGTGGAGTATTTGTACCTATACCGAGATTACCATCTGTTTGGAGCGTTAATTTCGTATTGGTTGCTAAAAGATAACCGTGATTTGCTATTTTAAATTTATCACTATCGGAGTTATCAATACCGTGTGACCAATTGGTTTGTCCATCTATATTATAATTAATAAATGGGTTACCCGCACTATTTGGCGTTTTTAATTTTATAATAGCGTGTTTACTTGTTGAACTACTATCAGTTTGTTCTATGAGTATGGCGTTATCGTCACCGGTCGATGTACTTGCTGCTTTTATTTTTAAAGGTACTCCAACTACAACTGGTGAAGTGTAACCTATACCTACATCACCGTATGTTATTAAAGACGTGTACGTATTTTGAAAACTTATCATATTTGCAGTGGTACTCCCATTTGTCGTAACTTGTTGAAGGTTTCCTGCGCTACTTCCGTCACCTATATTATCAGATGCCCATACTACAGTATCCCCATTTCCTCCAACTTTTAGTACTTCACCCGGATTACCTATTCCTTTTATATCGAGTGTGTTATCAGCTGAAGCGAATATTATATCACCTTTTGTAAATCCTGACGTTATTCCCGAACTGTTACTTATTATGACGTTATTTTCGAGATTTGTAATATCACTCGTATTTGTGTTAACACTACCTTCTAAAGATGTAACTCGGGATGCGTTACTTGACAAATTATTTACAAGAGTTGTAATACCACTCGTATTTGTACCAACACTACCTTCTAAAGATGTAACTCGGGATGCGTTACTCGACAAATTATTTACGAGAGTTGTAATACCACTCGCATTTGTACCAACACTACCTTCTAAAGATGTAACTCGGGATGCGTTACTCGTCATATCTGAACTTAAAGCAACTCCCGTGAGTGTTGTACCACTTCCGTAAAATTCGGTCGCGTATACGTTTGTTCCTACGACGATATTACCGGATGTAGTTATGGATTCAGCTGCGTTCGTAAAACTAACTGTATTTGTAGATACATTTCCTTGGTTGGATGCCTGTTGAAACGTTACCGTACCTGCAGTATTCGATAATAGACCACCATCCCCCTTGAAAAACCCGGATACAATTGTAACATTTCCTTGTGTCTCTAAAGATTCGTTCGTATTTGTAAGAGTGATTTTGTTTGTTGATGTTCCACCATTATTGGTAACACCTTGTAAATTTCCTATAGAACCTCCGGAAATGTTTACACCCGTGAGTAAACTTCCATCGCCTATGAAATAACCAGATGTTTGTATGCTTGTAGTTGCTACGTTACCATTTTCTAGAGCATCCTGAAGTGTGGATGCACTCGCACCTTTATATTTTTGTATGTTACGTGCAGTATCACAACCAGGCATTCTTACAAATATGTATCATTATTTTTAGAGTGAAATGAGGCATTCGCCTTTTTTGAATATGGTTTCGTCATCATTTTTTTTATTACCTGTTCTGGGTATATTAAATCCACCTTGTTTATAAACTTTGAGACGTTTATGATACATGGCGTGGCATATGGACCACTGATCGAAAATATCGTAAATATGTGGATTATTCTTTTTACCATGCGTTTCGCGCATGATTCTACCTATAGACTGAACGATATCGGATTTTGGTGTTGCTAATATGACGGTATCAAGCGTCGGTATATCGAGACCTTCGTGTGCTTGGCTAAACGTTGCGAATATGATTTGTTTTTTACTTGATAGCGCTAAGTCAGATTCTTTCATACCACCCATGTATAGACCTGACGTTTTCTTGAAACTTTGATGAAGAACTTCACAGTGGTGTCGTCTATCACTTAAAACGAGAACTTGTCGTGTTGTTTTTGATACATCCTTTATTATTTTAGCTATAACTATATTTCTTTGACGATCTTCTGTAAGTTCGGTAATCATGGTCGCTAAAGAAAGTTTACCAAAACGTGTACACGGCGGTGGGTCTCTAAATCTATCACACGTATACTCAATAGGAAAAACCTCGACTTGTTCTTGATTTTCGCGTTCAATTGAAAAAAAAGTTGGACCCATGAACCAGTGAAGAACTTTTGTAAGACCATCTTTTCGCGTGGGCGTCGCCGATAATCCAAAAATATGTTTTGGACACATTTTGAAAAGTGATTGTGAAAATACTTTGGCACATATATGATGTGCTTCATCGACTATCAAGGTTCCTATCATATCGAAATCATTGAACGAGTATTCTTTTAAAGATAGAGATTGGAGCATTGCAATTATAAAATCACACTCGGTTTCCTTCTTATCTTGTTGTACTATACCTATAGATGCACCCGGGCAAAATTGTTGGATACGTTCTTTCCATTGATTAGCTAAAAACTCTTTATGAACGACGATCATGGTTCTGTAACCTAATTTAGATGCTATCGCCAAAGCAACGGTTGTTTTGCCAAAGCCGCATGGAAGTGAAAGAACTCCGTTTCCCGCTTTAATTGCCGCCGCCATAGCAGTGTTTTGATGAGTTTCGTCGCGAAGTTTTCCATTGAATTTTACATTTATTTTAATTGGCTCTGGACGACGATCTTCTCTTGGTGGTCCTAATTTATCTTCACCGTAAAAACGGGGTACACATAGACCAGATTTAGCTTTTCTGAATACCTTAAAGGGGGGCGGGGGAAATCCGAACTCCGTGTTTACTATAGCACGAACCGTGAGTTCTTTTTTGATTTCTTGTGTCTCTCCTGTAATATATCCTGAACGTGTAAGACTCATTTACTATTATTAGTTTTTAAACTTTATATACTTCAATACCCACGAGTATCCACTATGTTCGTGTGCATTCCAAACACCATTAAACTGTATTTCAGTAAGAACGGAGTCACCTCTTTTTAACGATTGAACTGGGGTATCACCTTCGACTTGACACATCACACGTCTATACCTAAACGGAACCTTAACTTTTAAAACGTTACCGTCGAGTGGATCATCGAGTTTATCCATAAATAAAATACTATCTGTTCTATGTTGGTGTAATTCTCTTATATAATGACTAACCTTTTCTGGTAAACGTATTCTTATATATTTTTTATCGTTATAGTCGTACATCGGTTCGTACACGGTTGCTTGAACAGGGAGCATCATTTTGTCTTTTTATATATTATTATAAGAATCAAAACTATAAGTATAAATAATAACAAATCGGTTACCAGAAGTGTTCTTAAAGGTCGTTTTGTGTTAAATTTTTTATTACAAAATCGCCTTCCTACTTCTACGGCTGCTTCTATACTTGTATAAGGTGTGTTTCTTTCTGACATCATACCACATAAAGCAACTTTAGAACACTTTCCGTAAAATGGAACCTGTCCGTGTAAACTTAAAACACCAGAAGATTGTTCAAATACCCATCTTCCATTTTCCCAGTTACATCCCCATCCTATTCTAACATCTATTGGGTTAGGTACGTTAAGTTGTTCAAAAACCCTTGTTTTTAATGTATCTGGATCCGTGGTTAAAATTTCTTCGGTAAGATCGCATATAACACACGATATAGTTTTACGATCAGAAAGAACGACGGGTTGTATTTTAAACTCTGTTTCCATCGCATATTCGAGATCGGTTTTTTGTAAATATATTTCCTCGTCGTAATCAAAAAGTATATTGATACATCCGTAAGTATTTGGACCTAATTTCTTCTGTATATCTTCTCCCCAGTTATTTTTAACAAGATTTATTGCTTTACCATGGTCTATAGCCATTATTAGCATACCATCATTTATAAGACTACCGTCTTCAAAAATACCAATGTATTCATCTTTTCCATAGTCTACATTTGTGAGTTCTGCGTTAAACTTGAAAACGGCACCTTGGTTAATGAGTGCCTTTTGCATTTTATCGGACATTATTTTACCCGAAACCCTTTGTGTATATTGTTTGGATAATCCGACATGGTCGAAACTTTTAACAAATTCATACGATGACATTACGTCCCATGTTACACCATCCATTATGAGAGTTAACGTGCTAATAGCATTTTTACCAGTTTCTGAAAGTTCTCCTATTGCATCTTTCAACGTTATACTTTTGTATTTGTTTTGATTCGATAAAACTCTAACTGCGAGTGAAGATAATGCCATGTAATCCTTAGGGTTTAAGTATTTCAAAATTGTTGTGTAAACACGGGAATCTCCTGGCTCAAACATTTCATTCCACGATATACCCATTTCATTAAATAAATCATTTGTATTTTTGAAAGCGTTACCAAAAACTATTCTGTGTGCATGAATATCTCTTTTATTTCCCTCTGGCTCCCACCACGAACCTCCTGCACTTTTTTTACGATCATATATAATAACTTCATATTTTTTCGTTTTTAAAATTTCCCATGCGATTGACATACCAGTTGGGCCTGAACCAACTATATGAACTCTCATTTATATTAGACTAGAGAATTATTATGTAATATAATATAAGATGGTACGATGTGCGTTAAAACCTATTACCATAAAACTTCCGTCAAAGAGTAGAACTAATACATGGAAGTTTGCTGGTAAATTTTTATGGAAACAACAATTTGAAAAAGATCAGGTAAAGTTTGGTAAATGGACAAAGGACCAGTTAATCGAGTTAGGACCAACATTTATCAAATTAGGACAAATCGCATCAACACGCGTTGATTTATACCCTATGGATTTTATAAAACAATTGGAGTCTTTACAGGATAATGTACCATCTATAGATACATATTCAGTAGAAAATATGATAAAAAAACATATAAGTTCCGATATATTTCAAAGTTTTGAATACGAACCATTTAAATCAGCAAGTATAGGACAAGTTCATAAAGCGGTGTTAAGTGATGGTAGAAACGTGGTCGTTAAACTAAAACGACCTGATATATACAATATAATGAAAAGAGACACAGACGATGTTCGCGACATAGTGAATTTTCTAGAAAAAATTGGGTTTGATACGGGTACGGGCTCTGGATATGTACTTAACGAGTCTATAGAATATTTATTAGCGGAAACTGATTATATAAAAGAGATGGAAAATGCAATACGATTTCGTAGATCGTTTAGAAAAATGAAATGGGTAAAAGTTCCAAAAGTGTATAGTGTATTGTCTAATGAAAATATGATTGTAATGGAATACGTTGAATCCGAAAAACTTAACGATATATCTGACCCAGATGTAAATGGTAAGAAGGTGTGTCAAGCACTTATTAATTCATATGTTATACAGACAATGGAGTACGGATTTTTCCACGCCGATCCACACCCGGGAAATATAGGATTTTCTAAAGAAGGAAAACTCGTTTTCTATGATTTTGGGTTAATTATTGGTCTAAGTGACGATATAAAAGAGGGATTCCAAAATATCTTTATTTGTATAGTGAATAAAGATACAAAGGGTATTGTTGATACACTCATAAAATTGGGTGTTATTTTACCAATGTCATCTGATACGAGTGATATTGAACTTTTTTTTAAAACTGGTCTTAATTATCTCGAAACACTTGATGGTAAAAATCTACGTGATGATATTTTACAGGATGAACTTCTATTATCATTAGCACAAACGAAACCATTTATTATACCAACATCGTTTATATATCTAGCGAAGGCTTTTTCGACTATTGAAGGTGCGTGTGTATTACTTGATCCGGATTTTACATATTTCGAGTATTTGGAACCACTTATAAAAGAACAGGTTTCTGATAGCATAGATATAGGTAGCATGTTGACAACGTCTGTTGAAATGCCTAGTAGAATAAAAAATATAAGTACCGCTATATTGGATATGGAACAATCACGCGCGTCTATGAAAAGATCTATGGAAAAATCACGAAAAGAAATGAGGTACGTACAATATAGTGTTTTATTAGCTGTATTTGCAGGTAACTTGTTGGAAAATTATAAAGAAATTTCTGCATTTTTAACCTTAATAAGTCTTGATTTAGCAGTTAGGGCTTTTCGTAAAAATCGATAGCGGTTGTTTCCGAACCAGGTGTTTTTTGTGTCTTATTACCATTGAAAAATTCCTTATGTTTTTCAAATAAACTTTTTGTTTTTTCGACTTCATCTTTAGCGATATCTTTTAACTTTTCCTTAATGGAATCAA